TAGAAGGGCATTCCCCTCTACAATGCTCTCCGGTGGTAGGAGAGATTTTAGTTCCGTAATTTTCGGAACTAACAGATGATACTTATGGGTAGTATCATTCAGGTTCATATTTCTTACGAACCTGTATCCCCATCCATTGATGAGGAGCTGTTTCATTCGAAACAGTGTCTCCGGGAGGTTCCTCGACCTCCAGAGGACGCACTCCTTTAGGAGGCGCCACGAGCATGGAAATGCTCCATCTCCCCCCAATTCCAGGGGAAGAAACGGACAGATGACGTCCGCTGGTTCTGGCACCGACAGGTGCTGAATCAGTGAGGCCCTCTCGAATAGTTTGAGGGTCTCGGTCTGCCTGCTTTGGTAGACCCACCGCGTCTCCTTTCCTAGAAGCGCGAATCTCCCCACATCTGTGTAGGAGTACGCATGTGTCTCCACATGCGTAGGGATTAGTAGTCTAATCCGTGGGTAGTCGATGTACATCGACTGCGATTGTCGCCTTGTGGCGACAGCAGGAAGTTCGAGGAACTTCTGAGGCGGTATGCACGCCTCCTCGCAGTAAAATGCGAGCTTGGAGGAAATGTAGGAGTCCTCCCAGGAGACTTGGAATCCAAGCCTCTGTACCTCGTGGAGGTACCTCTCTAGGTCTTCTCTTTTCCTAGAGAATGCGATGACATCGTCACCGCATATCCTGGCTGCGTGCAGCCCGGACGAGATTACAACTATCTCGTGTGCCAAGGTGAGAATCACCTTGGTAATACGGTCGCCCATGAGCCAACCGTTCCGCTTGACAAAGAAGCGGTAGCCAGCGCCATCGTGGTGGCGTAGGCAGAACCTCTTTCCTATGAAGAGGGTCTTGGCCAACTGGGCCAAACCAGTGGGGAACCCTGGTACCTCACTGCAACTCTGCAGTATTTTGCAGAGGATCTGGCGTGCTACCGCCAGATCGCCGTAATCGGTGGCCTCCGAAAGATCGGAGGATAATCCGAGGATAGGCTCGGACCTCGGCTCAGAGTCTCTGAGCTTACCCCAAACACCCAAGTTGGGGTCTAGATCCTCAAAGAGGAACTTCCAGAGGTTACGGGAGGCCCGTAACCCTGACCTCGTGATATCCGAGGCGATGGCGGGTTGAAGCAACTTCGCCATGACCCCTACAATAATTAAGTAGGGGAGGCTGCAAACAGTAATTGTTCGCGCCTTACTCGGCTCCGCGACTGCGTGGAGCCGAACGCACCTTACATAGGTAGGGTGCTCTAGCGTTTCTTGGATTGCCCAGGAAACGAGGTCCGTTTGTGAGCGGACTGGCCGAGGCTCACATTGAGTCCGGTCGAGTGTACGGAAGTTGTACACTGAGTGGAGATAATCTCCCCTAGCCAGGCGCATGATCGCGCCGGTTTGTCCACCATTTTGTTTGGTGGATTCTAGGCAGGCATTTGGTCCTGCCGAGACATGGGCCGTCTCACCTCTGAGGCGGTCCGCGATTCTCCAGGAAATGTCCCGGAGGATCTCCCTTGGGAGGACCGGAACACCTTCCGGTTCCTCCCTGTAGGAGTACTCCCGAGTTTCGGGAGTAGACACCCTCGGAATCCTCCGAGGTGTAGACAAGGTGGTTTCACACTTGTCTAGACTCTTCTTGATCATAGAAGAGTCTGCCAGACCAGTTGCCCTGGTCTGGGCCCAGCACAATATGTACT